CCATCGGCGGGACTTTCGCGACTTTCTGAGCCGCTTTAGCCTTCGCCTTCTCGGCATCCATGCCAAGCTTGGCGTAGTAGGCCAACTTGAACATGCGATGATCCGTAACCCCTTCCAAATCCGCTTGCGAATAGCCGAGTTCACTGGCGACGCGGGTTACGTCGTCGAAGAACTTCTTTCGCGTTTCGGGCTTGGCGGTCTGCGGGAATGCTTCCGCGAGCTTGGCGTTTTCCGACTGTAACAATTCGGCGCGCTGCTCTTGCGTAAGCGTGTTCACCGCCTCTTTCGGGGCTTGAGCCTGTTCGATCACAGCCGCCACTTGAGCCATCATCGCATCATGCATGGCCTTGTCGGCAACGTACTTGCCGGGGTCAGTCATGGCGAGGCTTGGATCAGGCGCAGCCGGTATCTGCTTTACCAGGAGGTCTGCAATGGCGTTCACGGAAGCCGTGACGCGGGTTGACAATGCCTCAAGATCGCGACGCTTGTTGCCAAGCTCCTGCGTCTTGCGGGTATAGTCCGCCTGTCGCTGATAACCGGCCTTTAGCTCACTCAGCGGGAGCTTTTCACCAGCAACATCGACAATGACATCATCCTTGACTTCGGCGGGCTGTGCGCCCTCCTCGGCCTCGGTATTGTCTGCGGGTTCTTCGGCCTCTTGCCCATCTTCAACGGGCGCATCCGTCTCGCTGTCGGTTTCGGTCCCGCTCTGCTCAACTTCTTGGTTGGCCTGATCTTCAGGCTCCGCGAAATTCAGGTTTTCGGGATTGTCGAGAGCGTCGGAGGGTTCAGCACTATCGTTCCCGGAATCCGGGTTGACGGTTGCTTCTATCATTTTTCGTCCTTGAGGTTTGCCGGACTAGGCCGGCGCTTGCTTGCGCTTGGTCGATTGGTCCTCTCGCGAGATGACTTCGACACGAGAGCGCAAGTCACGAATGGCCTTGACCTGCGCAAGATGCGCCTGGCGGGCCTCATGATCGTCGTATTCGGCATAGACCGCAGCATTCACCGCAGCCTGTTCAAGCTCGTCCATAAGCTCCGAGTAAAGCGGGATGGATAGAATATCGCGGGCGGCTTCGGCGCGGGTCATTGCGCGGCTGTCCTCTGCTCGCCACGCTCAAACGCCTTGCCGATCGATGCAGCCTGCGCCTGCTGAATACCGGCCTCGCGGTCTTTCTCCGCGTTCGCATCGGCCCTATCCATCTTCTCGCGCTCAAGGGCGGCCTGCTGCGCCAGCTTCGCCAGTTCGATCCGCTCCTGCATCGCCATCTTCTCACGCTCAAGCTGCATCTTGTCGGCATCAGCCTGCGCTTTAAGCTGCGCATCGTGGACCTTGGCCTGCGTCTCTTTTTCAAGTTCCGCCTGTTTGATGATAAGATCGGCGTCCCGCTGCTCCCGCTCTTTCGAGGCTTCGACCTGCATCTTCTTGTCGGCAAGCTGTAGCTGTACCTGCCCCTTAACCTGCTCGATCTGCAACGCGCCTTGCGTCTTTTCCTGCTCCGGCGAGAGCTTATTCTTCTGCGCTTGCAAAAGGTCTTCGATTTCCTGCGGATCAGGCTTGGTGAAATACAAATCCGGCGATTTCAGCCCCGCCGCCTCAACCACCTTCGACACAGCGTTGTAAAGCTGATCGGGCTTGACGAACGGGTTATTTGGGCCAAATGCCGCAAGCAGCTTTTCCTGCATCGTCAGGACAAACTGCATCATCATCATGTCGCGCTCGCGTGTACCAGCGCCGAGGCCGGTATTGACGGTGCAATCCATGTCCGCGTTCCAGGTACGCGGATCAAACTCAACCCACTGATTGCGCAGACGGACAACGCGCGGCTTATCCTGGTGCTGGATGATCAGCTTGAGCAGCCCGCGAAACACCGGCTTGAGACAGTTCGCTATGGTGCGGACCATCAATTCGGTCTGCCCGATGCCGGCTTGCTCGATCATGGCCGACGCCTTCGCTGTGATGTTCTGCAAGGCATCCGGGGCCATGCCGCTAGAAGCGTCAGAGATGCCCGTACGGTCGTGTTTCTCCTCATCAAGGTAGGACAGCATCTGGAACGATTTATCGGCCACAAAGGGCACGACGTTGAAACCAAGGGCCGTCCTGACATCAAGCCCCTGCTTAACGCGGATCGGCAAGCCAAACACCGGGTTCGTTACCGACTCCGGGTTGACGATCTGGCCCTCTTGAACGATGGGCTGCTGGTTGTTCTGCCAGTAGAGGTTATCGAGGGTCTGCCGCAGCAAAACAGTCTTGATGCGCTGAATCTCGGCCACATCATCCGTGACCGAATTGCCTTCCCACTGATGAGGGCGGCGCTCGCAGACGATATCGGCGTAGTTGATTTCGTCCCATGGCTCGTTTTCGAGCAGATACTTTTCGTTCAAACCGCCCGCGAACACCAGCCGGCGCAATTCCGCGATGCCGTCACCATCGACATCGATCCGCGCCAGCAGTTCGTAATATTCGATCTCCTCCATCGCCTTCGATGCAGGATCGTCACGAACCCATTCCTCTCGGCGGCGCGTGGTCGCCTCTGCGTCCTGCTCGTTGCTGTTCGCCCCAGCCATCGGGATCAGGTCAACCTTGTCCCGATCATAACCCATCGCCACAAGATCAGAGCGGCGAATGCGGTAGTTCTCGCCCACAATAGGCGAATCCAGCATCGTCAGTGCATCGGGGTGCATCAGGAAGTTTTCAGGCGTGATAGCCGCCAGCTTCGGACAGGATTTGGTGATCTTGCGGCGAATCCGGCAATCGTGAACCGTTGTCGGCATCACGCCCTGCGGCGTCTCGATCGTTTCCTGCCGCGCGGTATGCTCCAGAACCTCCACGGCGTCATCAGACACAAGCTGCGTGAAAGCCATGTCATCAAGTCCGGAATGCTCCGAATACTTGACCTCGATCTTCTTGTCCTGCCACCACTTGATGATGCCGTTGCGAAGCCGCAGCGCATCGTCAATCGCGTCGTGCACCGCGTTCGGGCCGTCACTCTCCGGAAACACCAGCGAATTGATGTAGTCCGTGGCCTGATCCGCCGCCGCCTCATCGCCCTGCTGGTTGGGCTGGTATTCCACAACCTTGTCGTTGCCGAGAATGATGCGGATAACAGACGGCAGAACCTTCTTGATTTCGCCACGAACATCGCGCGAGACAACCTTCGACCGGCCGTCATCGCTCGGCGTGTCCTTCATCGTGCCGTCGAAATACTCCATCGCCCGCAGGCGGTCGGGGTATTGGATCGTGCGATAGGCTTCACAGTCCCGCACGAGGCTTTGAACTACCTTGCACAGGTCCGCGTCTTGCATTTCAGGCATTATACGGTCTCTTTGTTCCCCGGTGGATGGTTAGGAAATTGATGCGAGTTGGAACATCACGCGGTCGCTACCCCCCCCTTGATCGCGTCGTACCACGACGCCCCGAGGATGCGCTGGGGGGGGGCGAAGTCACGATCCCAATGCCTTGATCACGATGAACCCACGGCTCCATGTGCCAAAGCCGTTGTTGAAGGATAACTGCCCGCTGTCGGTGCGGGAGCCGAACACAAAGCCGCAACTCTGGCCGACGCCGGTCACATACCCATCCGAGATCAACGTCGTTGGTGCATTCGCGGTCCCCGCCACGGCATTTTCTTTCATCAACCATCCGAGCGCGATCGCATTCACCGGGACTATGGCGCTTCCAGTCAGATGAGGATCGTTTTCGTTGCTGATAGAAGTGAAGGCAGGAGCCGTGATCTGCGCAACGTCGCCGTTCTCGACCGTGATAGATGTCAGATAGCTTGCGCGGGCTGACGACGGTCGCGTGCCGGTGATGGTGTAAGTGTCGGCCGTCACATCTGCAGCATAAACCGCAAAGGCTCTAGTGATGGCGCGACCACCACTTTGCACCAGCGAGGCCGTGATAGGTGAGCCGCCGCCCGATGGCGTAAGGGTCAACGACGGAGGAACTGAGCTTGATGCAGAAACGGAAAAGCACGTCAGAGCAATGACGGCCACACCATTCCCGAATAC